TTACTTCGTGGCGCTGATGCCCCTCCAGCGGAAACTGCCGTAACGCCTGGCGCCGCCCAGTCGGACGCCCGCCCACATGAGCCAGGCCCGCCAGCGCGCTACACCACTGGAGCGAAGGGCGTTGTAGAACACCTGGTCAGCCTCTTTTCGGCCTAGCTCTGCAGTGAAGTACAGGCGGTCATGAATGACTGCCGCTGCATCGCCGTAGCCGACCACGCCGGCATAGAGCGCAAAGGCGCCATAGCCAAGTGAGCCGATGAAGGCGCCCATGCTCGGCCAGAACCAGCCGACTACCAGGCTCAGGGCCAGCAGTATCCAGGCGATGGTGCGCAGCGGCTTGACGCTGGCGAAGTCCGTCTCGAAACCAGCCGGCACGCTGATGGTGCCGTGAGCCTGGTCTCGATAGGTGAAGCTGCTGAGTAAGCGAGCGTCGCCGCCATTGGTCGCCAGATCTACTCGCAACGGTTCCTGGAAGTGATTCGTCATGGCCACCACTTGTCGTCGGTGAAGTCGGCTGGAATTGGCTCCATGCCCTTGACCAGGCGACCGGCGAAGATCAGAGCCTGTTTACGCTCGGCCGCCGCCTTACCGAAGGCCACCACGGTTTGCGCGTCCATTGGCACAAGACTGTTGTCGCTGGCGATCCAGGTGAAGTCTTGATCAGGGTTCGACCAGCGCAGATCGTCGGGCTGGGCACCACCTACGACGGCCATAAAGCCCAACTGCGCAGCGCCTGCGATGTTCTCGCGGTCGGTAGCACGACTCTGGAACATCACGTCCTGGAACTCGACGCCGGCGTCAATCCGGCGGTCGCGCTCTATATCAACATCCAGCGCTGTCGGTTGGGTGACTGGGTTTAGGTGCTCCTCGATCTCAGCACCAGTCATCGCGGCCAGGCCTGCCGGAATGAACTCGTCCTGCGAACCATCCGCCTCGAATGCGTAAACGTTGCCAGCAACGTCTTTGAAATACTTCATCATCATGTCCTCATCTCCAGCCAAAGCAGTGTTCCAGTCAGGGAATTCAGGCGGTATGTCCACCCGTTTGGAACGACAAACGACACGCTAACCATGTCTGTCCCTGGGGCTGCGTATGACTGATTTCCGAATTCAGGGAGGCTACCGACCTGCGCCGTCAATCTGGAGTTGCCGTCGCTGCTAGCACCGATCAGAACTTCAATAGAGCGGCCGGTGGTGTTCGTATAGATCGTGCCAATTGCTCGACTGGCAGTGACGTCCTGCCAAGTCTGCCCATCCCCAAGGCCTCTTGGCCGTGTTTCCAGAGCCGCGACTCGGCCAACCAGTGCAGCGTAGTCAGAAGCCAACTGCGCCGCGTCAGCGCTGCCAGGATTGGTCACGCTGCCGAAAATCTTGATGATCCAGCAGCCCGTGACATTAAGGGGGCGGGTTTCTGCGCCCACTGACGGAGCCCCATGCGCGCCCGCATACACGGCGCTGCTCGTAAGCATCAGCTCACGAACATTTGTATCGTTTGACGTGACACCGAGCCCCGACTGGCTAGGGCCAGTCGCTGCAGTCGAGTTACCAAGCCTGCCGGCGGTAAATTCTGCGGTTGCGTGGCGGTGATCCATCATCTGACTAGCCTGAATCGCACCAGCCACCGCAGCAGACAGCGCACCATCACCTCGCATGAATACAGCGCCCAGTGAGCCTGCCGCTTTGCCGTTGTAATCCGGCAGGCGGAACGATGTAGAACCATCGCCAGCGGTGTACTTGCCACGCTCGGTCGCGGTGCTGAGCCAGGTCGCATCGGCGACGCTAGGGACGTTGCCGGCCTGAATTCCTGCCCAGGCATCAGGGAACGTCGCACGCGAGAGCAACTGCCCATCAGCTGGGGCGTAGCCGGCCGGGATACTGGCGCGGTTCGGCCACCACTGGGCCATAAAGAGTGGGATCGATGCGTCAGAGGCCCCGGCCTGGGTCAACAGCACCGAGACGATGGCATCAGCCTCGGGCAAACCACCCGAGCCACTGACATAGTCAACCGGAATTGAGCGGTAAGTCCCATGATCAACAGCCAGACCAGTCACGCGCAGGCGGTGCGACAGCTCGGCCGTATCGCGTTCCTGGAGCGTGATGGTGTCGCCGGCACGCAGCAGCCCCAGGCTTTGGGCAAAGTCGACGTCCTCGGCGCTGATCTCTTCAATGAACAACGTGGTGGCCGAGCCTGGCGTGGCATTGTTCAGAGCGATGCGCCCGGCGCCAGGATTACCTGCCGTGCTGCTGCTCCAAAGCCATTGACCGAAGTTTGTGGCCGCGCCACCGCGTAGGCGACGAATCGCCTGCAGTAACTGGCTGTCGTCGTCTTTGTCCAGCTCGATGCCGGCCGACTCGACCACCTGCACCAGCTCGCGCTGCACCATGTTGAAGTAAGAGGCGAGCATTGGTGTTGCCTGCTGCCCCGTGGCGGGATTACCGGAGCGCCATTCGCCGCTCTCGGTTGCCCGTTCTGTATATGCACCTATTTTTTCCATGTCATTCCTCCAGATATCCGATTTGCAGGATTAGCCAGCTCGGCGCGGCATGCCGCAGTGAGCATTCGATTAGTTCATCGCCCCAGGAGCGCAGCGGATCGCCGACCGCCGCCTCGCCAACCACCGACTCGCGGATCACGCCGTTGGGCAGCAGGACACGCCAGGTCTGATTCCAGTGCGCACCATTCATGTCATCGTCGATCACGGCACCGAGGTGCCCGGTCGCGGTATCCACCTCCACCGTGGCTTCGCGGAACTCCAGTACCTGGGTGCCGACGTAGCCGAGGCCCTCGGCCAGATCCAGGTAGTCCTGGCGAGTCATGCCGCCACGACCGACGATGCGTCCGAGTAGCGCCGCGCGCCGGTCGGCCATGGATTGTCCGGCCGGGGCGCAGGCCGATGGCAGGCCGTAGCTCGCCTCCCAGTCCTCGAAGCTGTAAAGCGCCTGGCGTGGGTCGGCTTCGCCGAGCAAGGCCAGTGCGCGCTCGTCGATACGGGCGAACTCGCGGGCCTGGCCGGCCAGCAGGCGCTGCAGCGTTGAGTCCGGCGCGGCATTCCAGACGATGCCTGGCGGCAGCAGCGCAAACAGCTGCTGGCGGTAATCGTCAGCGCTCAGGCCAGCCACTGCACACCTCCCCAGATCGGCAGATGGCCATGGGCATGCAGCACGTTGCTGGTCGGCCATTCCATCTCGTAGTCCGTGACCCCGGCAGCCGTGCCGAGGGCGGTGCGAATCGACGAGATGGACAACGTGCCGCCCGGCTCTCCACTGCTCAGCACAAGGTTCTGCAGGGACTGCTCGACAGCCGCGCGGGTGCTGTTGTTGTCCGGCGAGATACGCAGCCGCGGCGAGAAGGCCACGGGCACCGGCGCGATCACATAGACGTGGGCGGTGACGTTGCGCTGCGTCTGGATATGGCTGAAGACCTCCTCGAGCAGTTGCTGGGAAGGCATCGGCCCACCTGGCGCTGCGTCGGCCATGATGCGCAGCACCACGGTGCCCGGCCCCATGCCAAGCGGATCTTCCCAGGCGCGGCTGACCCCCGGTACCTGAAGGGCCCATTCGGCCCAGTCGCCCTCGGCGCCGCCACGGGGAATACGGGCGCGGCGACGCATGATCCGCTCGCGCCAGCTGTCGAAACCCTCGATATCCTCACCACCACTGATACCCGCACCCACGACGGTGGCGAGGGTATTCACGCCAACCACCGGCGAGATCAGGCTCAACTGCTTGCCCACCGCCAGATCGGCTGCACGCCCGGCTTGCAACGCTTCGACCTCAGCGGTTGCGCTGCCGGCCAGCAGCACGGTGTCCTGGGTTAGGCGATACTCCCGGCTGTCGGCGTGCAGCAGGGTGCCGGCATCCAGCACGACTCCGGCGTTGCCGGTGAACTGCACCGGGCCGCTGGCCGTGGCGGCCTGACGCCTAGGCACGCCGACACTGTGCAGGTGCAGCAGGTCGTCGTCGCAGGTCTCGGGAAACAGCTGCCGCTCCAGCCACTGCAGGTAGCCATAGAGGCCGTGGGCCACGCCCGCTTCGCTGGTGGCCAGGATGCGCGTCAGGCGGCTGGCGAGCAGTGCCTGGCTACCCGGCAGGCGCGAGACCAGATCATTGTCGACGCGCTCGATCAGTTCAGGCAGCGTCGGTCGCTTAAATCCCATTGTTCACTCCCCATACATAGTCATAACGGCGCTCCAGTGCGGCACCGACCGGGCGCTGGATGCCCACAATCAGTTGCAGCACGCCACGGCGCAGGTGAATCGCCTCGACCTCCACGGCACTGGCAATGCCGTCCTCGGTCAGCCAGGTCAGCGCTTCGCGGGCGTACTCCTCGGCCCGGCGCAACACGCTGTCCATTTCCTTTTCCCGCCACAGCAACCACAGGCGCGAGCCATACGGGCGGTCTGCATAGGCATCGGCCCACCAGCCACGGCGATCGTTGCCGCCGTCGGGCAGCTGATCCGCCGGCAAGGCTCGACGGTCGGTGTAGAGCGACAGGAGCACTGCGGTTTCCAGGCTCTCGTCGCGGGCCAGATCGCCGTTGGCGATTGCCAGGTCGAAGGCCTTGGCCTTCGTGTCGTAAAGCAGGGCAACGTCCATCAAGACATCTCCGGTGAAGGGCCAGGCCCGCCGTGGTGGTGGGCGTTGTAACGGTCACGCATGGTCTGCATGGTGCTGCTGTGGTCACGTACTTCGCCGGCGACCTCGAGGTCGCCATCCATGCTCACCAGCGGGCAATCGACGAAGGCCAGGGGCAAGCCGGCGCCCTTGATCACGATGCCTTCGCGGGTCAGGTGCACGGACTGGCCGAGGTCGTCATAGATGGCCACCTCACCGCTCTTGAGCGACGCCATGCGGTAGCGCCGGTCATCCACGGCAACCGCCACCAGGTGGGCGCGGGCACCGCCGACGGCCACCACCAGGGCCTCGGCGCCGACATGCGGCACCGCGGTATAGCCGTACTGCTGGAAGCGCTCGGCCCAGGCCGGAGACTCGCCCAGCAAGGTGACCTGCACGTTCTGCAGGGTCGTTTCGTCTTCCGTCATCTGCAGTACACCGCGGCTCACCAGCAGACGCAGGCGGCGCCACAGCGGGCTGAGCAGACGGGACATGCTGCGCTGATCGATCACCATCCCCAGCTCCTCGCTTCGTTGTTTGTGCCAGCTGTTGCCAGTGGCGCGATGGGCACTGGCTCGAACGCGGCGACAGGAGCGACGCGCAGCTCGGTGTGCCGGCCCTGCGGGCCATCCAGCAGTTGCACCTCGCTGACCAGCAGTCGTTCGTTCAGCCCCAGGTAGCCATCCTGTACCTGCACCAGATCCCCTGGTCGCCATATGCCCTGCTCATGCATCCAGCCGCTCAGGCTGTAGCTGACGGTGCGCCCCTTGGCCCAGCGCATGCGCGCCTCCAGCTCGGCGCGGGCCGTGCAGTCACGACTGTCAGCTGGGATATCGCACAGCAGCAGGGTGCTGCGTGGGCGGCGCACCCGCGGATCCAGCGCGCTGCCGCTCGGGCTGGAGGCGTCGAGGCCGTGCCACTGGTTGTCGCCAGGTGTCTGCCCCTCGACCAAGTAATGGTTGAACCTGTCGCGATTGCTGAAGGTGGCGGCGGCCTGGCGGATGTTCTTGCCCAGAATTAGCGGGGTACGCACCTCGCGCTGCACGGCATGCACGATCAGCAGGCGCCCCTGGGCGTCGCTGACCACCCTGGCACCACGTAGCTGTGCGGCGCGCTCGATGGCCTCGGCAATGGGCTGCCCGTCCTCAAGGACGAACGAGCGAAACGGCCTGGCGGCGCCCAGGGTGTCCAGCACTTCGATGCCATAGGGCTGTGCCAGGGTCTGGGCAATCTGCGCCAGTGTGAGGCCATCCAGGCGTCGTTCACGGCCGCTGCAGTCGATCAGGTCACCGGCCTTGCTGCGGCCACTGGCGACGACTGTGTGCTGATAGGCGGAATAGCCCAGGCGCACGTCTTCCAGGTGTCCGGTCAGCAGCAGCTCGCCGCCAACCGACAAGGTGCAGGGCACATCGGGCGAGAGCGGTCGCTTGCCCTGTGGTTCGCTCCAGCGCTCGCTCAGCGTCAGCGCATACTCGTCGGCGATCTGCTCCAGGGACAGGCGGATGCGCACCTCTTGCCAGCCGGAGTGGCGTTCACTGCCGATCTGCAGAATGACGGGCTCATCACTCACTGAGCACCTCCAGAGTCATCCCACCGCGCAGGGCGCCGGGGTGACGGACGTTGTTACGTACGCAGATCTCGTCGGCGCGTTTCGCATCGCCGTACAGGCGATGGGCGACCAAGAGGGCCGGCAGGGTGAGCTGCGGCGTGTATTCGGTCAGGTTGGGGATGGCCAGGGCACGCGTGCGCAGGTCGTTCGACAAGGCTGCGCGCAGCTCGACCAGGGCGTTGTAGACCTCGTCACTGATCGGCTCGGCCGTCTTCAGCTCACGGTCGATCAGGGCCAGGGCATCGCGGCCGGCCGCTGCGGCATCCTGGCGCGACAGCCAGTCTGTCTCCGCCACCACCCGTGCCGCAGTCGTCGCCGCCAGGCGACCGTTGAGCTGGCTGGCGGCCAGAAGATTGCCGGCTATGCGGATGCTCTCCGGGCTGTCCGCCGCAGGCAGCAGCACTTGGCTGCCTGCGCTGGCCAGCTCACGCAGCCTGCGCACGGTTCTGGCCGGCGTACCAAGAGCCAGGCGCAGGGGGGCCGCACCATCCAGGGACAACAGACTGTTGCCGCTGTACAGATTCAGGGCATGCAGCGGGCGCATTACCGCGTTGCGGATACGGTTGTAACCACCCAGAACCAACCCGGCGATATTCATCGGGAAACGGATCACCTGAGTGATCTCTTCGGCTATACCCCCTGCGATCTGATCCAGGCTGTCGATTTCGGACGCCAGGGCTTGCTCGATGCTCGCCAGCGAGCGGCCTGTCAGACCTTCTACGCTCCAGCGATCGAGGAAGTCCTTCTCGGTCACCGCTTCAGCAAGCGTGGCAGCCTGACCGACCTCACGTTGGGTATCCAATGTGGTGTCCAGGCTCGCTGGCAGGCCGGATTCCTTGAAGGTCACCGTGAACTCGCACATGCCGCCGAGGCTGGTTCTTTCATCGAAAGACACCGAGGTGGCCACTGCGGATATTGGCTTCCCGCCTAGAAAGGGGTTCACCAACTCAGCGGCACCCGGCGCATTCAGCGCATCCAGCAGCTTGTCGCGCTGCTCGTCGTAATTCTCACCTGCGACGAACAGTTGCAGAGTCCAGCTTTTGATCGCGCGGCCCTTGTCCGCGAAGAAGGCACCGTCGGCATTGGGTTTTTCTTCTTCCGTCCAGCGGCGGCCAGCAGAGGCTTTCGAGCTCGTCACGTAGAACGGCACGCCGCCGTAGCTGCCGCGTAGTTCGGGGTCTATACGGTCACGCCAGGACATCGATAGGGCTCCAGATAAAAAGTTCGAGGGGAAACAGGTGCCGGCAGGCCCGGCCAGCCGCTCGGGTGGGAGTGCAGTGCCTCACGACATCACCCCCAGCAAGCCGCTATCCAGGCTGTAGCCCAGGCCACCATTGGCCTTCATCGACGACACCCGTGGGTTGCCGTCCGCATCGATCCTGATTCGCAGTTCTCCGCCCACATCGGTGTAGCGGGGCGCCAGCAGGGGCGACTGACGATTGCCCAGCAGCGGTTGGCCCAGACCCGACAGGGTCGAGGCAGCGGCCTCGGGTTCATCGGGGCGTTGCAGGCCCAGGCGCTTGACGACCCAGTCCGGCATCAACAGGGTCAGTTCGCCGATCTTCTGCCGCAGCCAACTGGTCAGTTGCTCGAAGCGCTCGCCGATACCGCTGGCCAGGCCGCCGATCCAGTCCCGGCCGAGCTGGCTCAGCGAGCGGCCGGCGAAGAGTTCGAACACCGCATCGACCGCCTTGAGCAACTGTGCGGCGGGGGTGAAGGCCAGCAGGCCTTGGAGGATTGCGCCGATGCCCTGGTCGAAGAACGCCCTGATCTGCGCCCACAGGCCAGCGAACCACTCGGCGATAGCGCCCCAGTTGCTGTAGATCAGGTACGCCGCTCCAGCCAGCGCGGTGATACCGAGCACGATCCAGCCGATCGGTGTGGTGAACAGCGCCACGGACAATGCGCGAATCCCGTCTATCGCCAGCGGAATCCACCTGCTGGCCATCTCACCGAGCGCGCTGCCGAACTGCAGCAAGGTCACGGCACCGGAGAACAGCGAAAACACGAACCTGCCGGCCATCAGCTCCGCGACCAGGGTGATCAGGGGGACGAAGCCGCCCGCCATTCCTGCGACCCAGGTGAAGGCACTGGCCAACGCCTGAATGCCGGCAGCCAGTTGCTGCAGCCCTTGCACGATCTGCTGCGAGATCGCCTGGCGGTTGGCCTGCGACAGCTCGTTGAGGCTGCCGAGCCACTGGTTGATGGTCGGCAGCAACGCGCCCAGCACGGTGTTCTTGATCGACTGCAGGGTGCTGGTCAGTTGGTTCATCTGCTGGATGTACAGGCGCGACTGCTCGACATCCTCATCGCTGATGATGGCGCCATTGTCTCGGCCTGCCTGGCGCAGCCGATCCAGCTCATCGCCAGACTGGCGCAGCAGGGTGATGAGTTGCTCGCCGTCGCGGCCGAACAGTTCGCCGATCACGCGCGGTGCCGCGCTGGCTTCGATACGGCCTAGGCGCGAAGCCACCAGTTCGAGGAGCTTCTCGGTGTCTCCGGCCGTGGCCTGCAGATCCTCAGCGCCAATACCCAGACGCTTGAACGACTCGGCCGCGCTGCTACCCCCGGTGGCCAGGAATTCCTCGGCTTGCAGGCTGAGTTCCTTGAGGCCGGAGACCAGGGCGCCATTGTCGGCGCCGAACTGCCGGGCGGCGTACTGCCACTCCTGCAGCCAGCCGAGCCCGACGCCAAGGCGCTCCGAGTTGCTCTGGACCTCGTTGCCAAGGGTGGCGAAGCCGTCGACCATACGCCCGACGTTCCCGCCAATCCCTGCTGCGACGGTGCCTATGGCGGCCAGGCGCTGACCGAACGAAGCGATCCGAGCGAAGGCGCCAGCCGAGGCTTCGGCAGCCTGGTTCAGGGCCGGGGTCAACCGATCCTGCATATCCAGGGTCACCGTTACTCTGATTTCATCCGCCATGTCGTTTCATTTCCTCTGCCAACTTTTCCGCCTGACCGAGCCACCAACGCAGGTCGCTCAGCTCCATTTCCAACAGGTCAAGCGGGTTGAAACCGCCAAATGCCGTCGCCACGACGCGGATCAGGACATCCCAGTCCGCCGGGGCTTGGGCAAAAAAGGCTCGACTACCGCCAGCACGACCTCCATGTCGCGCGCATCCAGTTCGTCCATGGCTTGGGCCGGCACCCCCGCGAGGGCCCCGACCAGGGCCAGGCTCTGGGCAATGCCGCCACTGCCGGCCTGATCCATGGCCTTGAGGTGCTTGCCCTTGAGCGTCTTGACCAGGCTCAGCTCGGTGAGCGTGCGCTCACCCTCGAGCTTGCTGTGGCGGTAGGTAATGGGCGCCAGCAGGGTGACCCGCAGGGAGTCGCCCAGATCCTGGATACGCCCACGCTCTGCTTCACTCAGGCCGAGACCGGCAAGAAAATCGCTGGTCATGGCTCAGATCCTTTCGCAGCGGTGCGCGGCGAGGTTCAGGCGCACCTTGCCTTCGGCTGTGGTGAGCTCTGCGGTCTCGGTCACGAAGGCACCGGTCAGCAGGTAGTCCTGGCCGTTGTCGCACTCGACCAGCACGGTGGCGTTGGTGATGGCGTTGAGGTCGATCAGATCGATCTCATCGGTATGCAGCACCGAGCACTGCAGCGTCGGCGCCACGGCTTCCTCGTTGTAATGCACGCGGTTGCCGGCCATGCGCGTGGTGCGCTTGACCCCGCCAGGGTTGAGGGTCGCCCCTTTCTCGGTGGGGAATTCACGGCCATCGATGCGAATCGTGGCGATCCCGGTGATTTTTCCGCTCATGTGGTTCTCCTCTGATTAACGGCGGAACTGCGTCTGCTGGGCATGGACGCTGTATTGGCCGATCAGCATTGGCTGATCGATGACGTTGAGGCGGTTCGGGTTGTCCGGGTCGATATCGACCTGCAGGCTTTCCTTGTAGCCCTCGTAGTCACGTACCCAGGCACGCTCGCCCATGAACGTCTGCAGGTAGAGGCCGAGCAGCTCGCCCTTGCACACCTTGGGTGTCATCACCGGCTGGCTGGGGTCGTACAGCGCGCGATCGGCATCCGCGGCGAGCTTGTGCCGTGGGTATTTCTGGGCGAACGTGCTGCGTTGCTCGTAGCGAATGCGCTCCAGGGTCTCGGGGGTGTTGATCAGCAGGTAGCTGTCATCCGCCACGCCCGCCGCATTGCGCTGGTAGGTGGTGATCTGCAGCTCGATCTGCACGGTGCCGTCGACCGCCACGGTATGCGTTGCGATACCGTCGAACAGCAGCAGGTTGCGCTCGGCGTCGTCCCAGCGTTGATCTTCGCGCGGGCCGATCAGGCCAGGCAGCGGCAGGCGTTGCAGCGGACGTGCCGGGTCGACGGCCAGGGCCTTGGCAGCGACGATGGCGTTGGTTGCAGCCCAGATCCACGGCGCGCTGGGCGAGGCGCCCATGCCCATGACCGACAGGTGCGGCGAGTTGCGGCTGTTGCCCAGTGCGGCTGCAGCGGCATGGCTGCCACGGAAGGCAGCGAAGGCGCGGCCGCCGATCTGGCGCATCGGGCCGTAACGCTTGGCCAGCTCGACCTCGATCGCTTCCAGCGAGGTGGCATCGGTGTAAGGCAGGCAGATCCAGTTCCACCATTCGCCACCCATGGCCGCCACGGCATCGAGCAGGTCGGGGTTGACCGCGCCCCCTGCCGGAGCGGTATAGGTCAGGCTCAGGCCGGCGGTGCGCTCCTCGCCCTTGAGGCTGTCACCCAGGGAAATGGCGTTGCCGGTTTCACCGCCCCAGCGGCAGGTGATGTCCACTCGCTCCGGGGTTTCGCTGGCGATGCTGGCCAACACCGGCAGACGGCCGTCGGCGTTGATGGCATCGGCGATGGCTTGCGCCGTAGCGACCGGGTTGGCACCCGCCACCATCTCGCACCAGACACGGTAGCCGGCGATGTACAGGGCCAGCGGCCGGGTTTCTGCCGGGCCAGCGGCGACCACGATGGCACCCTTGGCCTTGATGGACAGGGCCGCATCGCTCATGGGCAGGGCCCAGGTTTCGGTGTACAGATCGATGTTCTTGATGGCCTGGAACTGCTCGGCCAGCATCGAGCCACGGCCGAACAGTTCGTCGGTCTGGCCCTGGCGGGTTACCCGCACCGGCACCAGGGGCTGGGCATTGCCGCTTTCGAGCATCTGCCCAAGCACCAGCAGCTTGCCCTGAAACACGGCGTTGCCGGCCAGGCGGTTGTCGAACTCGACGTACCAGCCCGGAATGCGTAGCGCCGCGGGGATTTCATTGAATACAGTGGAACTGATGGCCATTACTTGGCACCTCCTTTCTTGATTGCAACCTGGGATCGCTTCACCTTCGGTGGCTCCTGTCTTGCTTGTGTGCTGTGCGGCGCATCGACGATGTCGCCTTCGTTCCAGCGGCGCTGCCAGTAGGCAGACCACTCGACCTGTTCGCCTTGCGCGGCGATAGGGCGGGCGTTCTCCGGGCGCCGCACGATCAGGCCCGCGTGGGCTGGTTTGATGTTTCGTTGAGTCATGGCTGTACCTCGCTGCCCGCGGGCAGGGTGAGATGGGTTTCGCTGTCAGGACCGTCCGGCACCTTGCTGTTGCTGTGGTAGTGGGTGAAGTCAGCGAGGCCGGCGCTGCTCAGGGCAGCTGGGAACAGCAGCTTGTTGAGCACGAAGAAGGCGCCGTAGATGGCCACGCCGTGCTGTTCGGCCTGCGCCGAATAGAGGTTCTCCAGGCGCTCCAGCTGGAGCGTGCCGATACCCTCGATGGATAGGCCGTGCAGGCCTGGCACGACGCGCTCCAGCAACTGGTAGGCGCCGACCATGCTGGCGTCGCCACGACGCCGGACGCGTTCGTTGCTGTTCTGCCCGGTGACGATGTAGACGCCGTACTGGCTGTCGAGCAGGGCACGTGAACCGGCAGCGGCAGCGCCGCCCGACCAGTTGATATAGATGCCGGGCAGATCGCTGAGGATCTCCGCCAGGCTGCTGTCGTCCCAGGCACCTGGCAGCTCCTGGATTGTGGAGACATAAGCGCCAGCGACCTTGTGGCAGCGCTCGGCGATGGCGTCTTCGATCGCGCTCAGCATTGGCGCACCTCGACTGCGTGCGGCGCACGCCATGGCAGGGAGTCGATATCGCCGGCAGGGCCCTGCTCGCTAGCCGTCTGGCGGGCGAGAGGGGATGCGGCGGCTGGAGTGGATGGCTTCGTTTTCATGGGGCCATCTTGGAGCGCCGGCCCCGGTGCCCGGGATTAAAGGGTTTTGCTGCTGCAGACGAGGTAATCCGGCCAGATGGAGCGACCGTCTATGCAGTCCTTATGGAGAAGGCGCGGCGGCCCGAGGCGCCTGACTGCCTGGCCATGCACCGGCACGCGAATCTAACGGGGGTCTAACGCCTGTTTGGCCGTCAACGTGGATGAAGGTGGCGCTCAGAGCTTGGAACCCGGCAGAGACTCGCCACGGGCGACCAGATCGAACAGGCCTGGCGATGGCCGAAGGAGAAAGATGGGCGGGGCTGTTAGAGGGCACGACCGAGATATGCAGAGCCGCCCGCCTGCTGGCGGAAACGGCTGCATGGCCTTGAACGGTGGGGTTTGCCTGGCAGAGAGGAGAAACGACGGAGGGCAGGAGCAGGCTTCGATCGAAGCCCTGGGCTTGTCGCCCATGAGTGGTAAGCAGAAGGGGGAAGTAGCAGGGGTGGCTGAGGGCTGCAGAGTTACAGCCCCGGAGGTCAGTGGGGGATATCGGCCCTAGCTGGCGCGATCACTCATGTCGCGATCCCTTGAGCAGGATATTTTCGAACTTCAGGGCCAGGCCATCGAGCTTGGCCTCGATCACCGATTGCCCGCGTACCCAATCCTCGCGTCGCACATATTCGAGCGGCAGTTCGGCCTGGAAGCGCAGGAACGAACGCTCCAGCTGCACTACGATCTCGGCATCCTTGTCCTGGCGATCACGCACCTTGGCGAAGTTTTCCGCCCAGTGCTGGTTGGCCGCCTTGCGCGCTTCATCCTGGGCGGAAAAGCGCTCGGCCAGGCGCTTCTCGAAACTGTTGAGCAGCAGTTTCACCAGGCCGACCACCACCGTGGTGAAGATCGACAGCAACGAAATTGCCCAGCCGATCAGTTCGGCAAGCTCCAGTGACATCAGTGCAGACCCTCCATGGCGTCGATCAGGGCATCCAGCTGCGCGGCAGTGTTGCGGCACTGCTCGGCGTAGCGGATATGGTGGGCGAGGAGCGCGCGCTGGCCGAGGCCTGAATCGAGCTGCTCAAGGGCTCGGGTTTCGGCGCCTTGCGCAGCAGCTCGGCCGGGATCGGCGGACGCGGGCATATGGGCGCCGCTGGCTTCGTCCCACAGGCGGACAAAGCCACGAGTGAACACGCAAGCAGGCAGAGGTTCAGGCGCGCTATCGAGCGCCGTGCGGTACAGGTCGTTGACACGGGCAATCTCCCCGGAAAGTCGGTCGGTGGTTCGGCGGTGTTGGCGTTGCTGCTCGGCCAGATCTGCGGCAAGCCGGTCGTTACGCGCCAGTTCTTGTCGCAGGCGGTCTGTCGCCGCCTCGGCGGCATCCGCGGCGCTGCGCGCGCGCTGCAGTTCCTGCTGCTGGTGGGCACTGCGCAATCGGGCCAGCTCCAGCTCACCTTCGGCCCTCGCCTTGGAATAACCGGCGTCATGGGCCGACTGCTCGATAAAACCGATCAGCAGATACAGGGCCAGTGCGCCCAGCAGTGGCAGCCAGAGGCGCAGATAGCTGCTCACAGTCCGGCCTCGCACAGCTTGCGCTCCGCTGCGCGGCGCTTGACCAGGCCGGGGAGTACGCGCCCTCCGGCATATACCCAGCGACTCAGCTCCGCACATGCACCGGCGATATCACCCTTATTGAGCTTGCGCAGCAGGGTGCTGCGTTCGAACGCGCCACCACCGACGTTGTAGACGAAGGACGCCAGCGCGGCCCGGCGGCTATCGGGTTGCGCCTGGCGGATCAGGCGATCGACGGTGGCGACAGCCCGCCCCAGTTCGGCAGCCAGCAGCGCATCGCACTCGGCGTCGGTTTTGCTCTGGCCGAGGGCCACGCCCTGGGTGATGCCGTCGCAGATGGTCGGGATACCGACCGGGTCGAGGTAGGCCACCAGGCTACGGCCTTCGAAATAGCCCACCAGCGGCAGGGCGATGGCCAGGGCACCCGCGGCGAGACGGGCCTTGCCGTTCATTTGCCCATCCCTGCCGGGCAGGCGCATGCCGACTCGGCCGAGCAGAAGTCGCCGTTGGGGTAATCAAGATGGAACGCGGACACTGCGCTTGCTCCGATGCAAAAGGAGCAGTGACAGTAAGACGCGGCAATCGCCGCTCGGGATTAAAGCGCTTTGCTACAGCAACCAGGCAGACCAGTGGGGCTCGGCGCAGGCTTATTCAATGGCGGCCAGGCGCCCTCTGTAAAGCCTTTTGTTCAGAACAGCGAAGGCTGCAACCGTTGCCGATGCAGGGCGCGCTGCTCGGCGATGATCGAATAGATCTGCACCACCGTCAGCTCGAATGCCTCGGCCAGATCGTCGACATTGTTACCCTTGTATCTGGCCCAGATATCCCGATCGCGCAGTGCACGCTCCAGCACATCGCCCTTGGGCATGTACAGCTGACGGCCGCCGGCATAGCGGGACAAGGCGCGCACCGTGACGAAGGCCCGGGTTCGGGCGGCCTCGGGGGCATCGCCGGCGCGCAGGTAGGCCGCCTCTATCACGCTGACCAGGTCGGCCAGTGCCTTCGGCCATTTGGCGCGGATCGCCGGCGTCTGCAGATGCTCCAGAATCTCTTTCGACAGCTCGTCGCCGAGCAGGTCTTTATCGCTCATACCACCCTCCTGTGGCGTGTGGCCTCATAGGCCTGTGAGCAGGCTGTGCATGGCCAGGAAGGCCGTGCGTGTGCATTGGTCGATGTTCACTCGGCTGCTCATCAGTACCCAGCCACCACGCTGGGCAGATCACCTCCGGCAGGGCCGGAAGCGGTTTCGCTCGATTTCTCTTGATATCAATAGGTGGTGAGGTCGCAGATCAGGCGCTCAGCGCCTGCTGGCCAGCCATGCCGGGCATGATCACTGCGGCGATATCCAGGCTGATAGGCCGATACTGTTCGCTGTCAGCGATGCGCTCGTAGATACGCAGGTACTCCTTGGAGCCGATCACCTGGCAGGCCTCGCCGATCGCCTTCATCGCCCGCTGCCAGCGCTCGTCGTTGATCTCCAGGCGACGCAGGGCCAACACCCGCGCCGTGCGGATCTCACCCTTGGTGTCCGTGCGGAAGGCATCGTTGACCAGGGTAACTACCTCCGGCCGGGCTCCCTCGGTCCATTCGGCCAGGCATTCGTCGATCAACGCCCGGGCGGCCTGCAGGCGCTCGTCGAAGCTGATCGAGTCCTGCACGGAGATCTGCAACTTGTAGCGGCCATCGAAACTCAGCAGGGTGACGTTGCCCTTCTTGCCGCCGACCCGGGCGCCGTACTCCTCGAAACTCATTTCGATGAAGGCACGTACATCACCGAATACCGTGGCCTTGAAACTGGCCAGGGCGTTGTTCAGGGTGCCGGCCTGATCGACCAGGCGGCGCACCAGGGCATCGCGCTCCTGGTCGATGGGCTTGATCATGCTCTCCGGAATCAAGCGGCCCTGTGCATCCTGGCGGTAGCCCATGGGCAGGGGCTGTTGCATGTTCATCCGTGAATCCTCCGATAGTGGCTTAGACATGGTTGCGCTCCTTGCGCCGGGCGCAGTTGGGGTTGTTGGCGCAGTGCTGGCAGGCACGCCAGAGCTGCATGGCCTGGGGGTTATGGGTGGGCGCCTTGCGTTGGTGATGGCTTTGGCACTGCTCTGCAGTGATGGCATTGCCCAGAGCCGTGCACTGGATGCGGCCCAGTGTTTCCAGCACCCGTTGTTCGACAGCGGTGGTCGCCGCTGGATAGCGGTTGATCAGCACCAGAGACACCGCCGTGCGGCTCAGTCCCAGTCGCTTGCCTGCGAGGGTACGGTTGCTCTGCTCGACCTCCCTGGCCAGCAGGGTGATGAATAGAGGTGGCTGTGTGCCCCAGGCACGGATGTCGACACTGCTGCCGCTACCGGTCGCCATCACACCAGCCTCCGCACGGGGGCCTGGCCGGTGAACCAGCCGCGTTTGCCCCAGGCGGCGAGGCTGACAGTGTCCATGCCGCTGGCCGAGGCCTCGCTGTTGACCCGATGCAGATTCACCGCCATGCGTCGCAGGCAGCCACGCGTGGCTTTGGTCAGATCAGCCAGCAGATCCTCGGCCAGAGCCAGGCCCGGGTAACTCTCGCAGGCAAGGCGCCTGACATCGGCCAGGCTGGCGGCCTGCGCGGGTACCCATTCGAGAACCCGGTTGTGCAGGCGCTCGAGCTTGATCAGGCTGGGCACCAGGCTTTCTTCCCCGATCAGGACGATGGCGCCCTGGCTCGCGTTGTAGATATCGGTGAGGACATTGGCGAGCGCCTTGTCCAGCAGGTATTGCACGTCATCGATGATCAGCGGTCGGCCGGACAGCCCCAACTGCTCGGCGATCTGATCGACCATCTCGGACAGGGTACGTGCCGGCGTCAGCGACATCTCGCAGAGAATCGCCAGCAGAAAGGCCTTCTTGCTCCAGGTATCACGACATTCCACGTAGTAGGCGCGGTGCAGGCTGGCGGCGTGGGCTGCGGCCACCGATTTGCCCAGGCCGCTGGCGCCGTACATCACCACCAGGCCCGGCAGGCCGGCCGGACGCTGCTGGGCGCGCTCGATGGCGGCCGACAACAGGCCGACGTTGGTAAGAGGGACGATTTTCGGGATGCTCATGGTAGAACTCCTCTGTTCAGTCGCGAGCCTGCTCGGCCGCGTAGGTGTCGTACATGCGTTGAATGGATTTGAAGTCGGTGTGCTGCGGGTAAGCCGTATGCCAGCGAGCTTGTTCTTCACCCAGGTACTGGCCCGCACGATGGCGGTCATCCAGCTCCTGCCAAAGGTCATAGCGAGCCATGGCGTTTTCCGGCACCTCGAATTCGGCCTGCCGGCGCACCTGCTCCAAGGCGGCCTGTTCGCGGGCAGCGTCCAACTGTTCAGCAGACAGCTCGGCAATACGCGCTTCTGGTGTAATTACGCATAGCTCCACGTCATGACCGGTCACGGTCTTGGCCTTCCTGACCAGGCGCGCCAGTTGACCGCGCTCGCGCTTCGCGGCGGCCTTGTCCAACAGGCTTTGTGGCATGGCCGGGGTGCTGTTGCCGTTTAGCATCGCCTCACCGATCAGCTCACCCTCCAGGGTGTGTACCCACACGCGGCTGGCATCACGAAAGTCATAGGCCACGCTTACTTGCTGGCCATGCAATGGTTCCAGCTCTGCCAGGAAGTAGATGCTGCCGCTGAAGCGCACCTCGGCCCGATGGGTGGTTCGTACCACCCGTGGTCGAATCAATGCGGACAACACATCTGCATCGGCTTTGAGCGGCTCCCAGCCTTCTGTCAGCGCTGATTGCCAGGACTCCAACGGGCTCTGGTTGCGCAACTTCCCGCTGTGGATATCGCGGCATTTCGCCAACCCGCGGTGCGGGGTGCTGTTGTACTGGTCGAGGGCGTTCTGCAGATCCGCGAAAAAGGCCTCGAAGGTGGGAATCTGTTTCGGCTGGCTACCAGAGGCCAGTTGTTTGCGTGACAGGCGGTGGACTCGAGTCGCTGCCTCGCTGTCCATATCGACGCCGACATAACTGGCATAGGCCTTGGCCAGACGTACCAGAATGGTCTTGTGTGGGCGCTCGATGACACCACGCGCTTGCGAGTTGTAGGGCAGCGAATGGGTGATGGTGCCACCCAGGCGGTCGTTCACCTCATAGACGACGGCGTTGTCGAAGCCGCTGCCGTTGTCGACATACAGAACCTTGTACATGCCAACCCGGCTTACCCCGTCGCGCAGGGCATCGAGGGTGGCGATGGTCGACTCGGCCAGGTTGACGGAAAAACCGACGATGCGGCGGGTGCCCCAGTCGATCACCAGCGTGATCTCGGGACGGAATATCTGTCCGGTCAGCGGGTTGATTACCTCGGCATCGAAGGTATGACCGTCAGCGATCCAGACATCATTGGGCCAGAGCATATCGGCAGCGCGGCGGTTGAATGCCTTGAGGGACTTCAGTTCCCTGCTGCCCATCCGCCCCTGCTCGCGTACCTGGGGCGCCAATTTGGCCAGGAAGCGGCGCACGACATGGATGCTTGGGCAGCCGGGATATTCGACCTGAAAGGTCGCATATGCCGCCTCAATGCTCGGCTTCTGCGGGCGCTGGTAGTGGCGGAGGAACACCGGCGCCCAGGTCGGCACGCTCATGTCCGGTTTGCGCCGCACGGGAGCCAGGGCAATTTCGCCCCGTCTGCGAAAGTCCGCCAGCCAGCGTTTCAACGTTCGTTCACTGAGGCTGCGCTCGGCATTCTTGCGATCGTTGGCCCGCTCGACGCGCTCGTCGAGGTACGCGCTCAGGTGACCACTACGCGCCAGCTCGACCAGGGTCATGATCGCTTGCTGCTGGCTAACCAGTTGGCTCAAGCGTTCGATCTCGCGGATGAGCGCCACCCGAGCAGCCATCACCTCGCGCTGTCCATCGGTCAGACGTGAGGCGCCATCGCGCTGAGGCGCAATCAGCAGATGATGAGCGGTGGGGCGAGGGGGCGGCGCAGGCAAATCGCCCTGTACCGAACGTGCAACGAGGGCGGTCTGCACCTCAAGGGGCAGTATGGAAAAGCTGTACTCGATGGCTTTCGATCCAGCCCTACGCCTGCCCTCCCAGCTCTTGCGCTCGGCCAGCAACCTGACATTGCGGTCGGTGCCCGGCATGCCGGGCAAGCCGGCCAGCTCCTTGGCGGTGTACCAGCTATGCATGGCCTTTGCCCCCAGCGCGCAGGAACTGGTCTGCCAGGGCGCAGCTCGGCAAGGCAAGAATGCCGCCATGGCTGTCTTTTCCGTGATGCATGTTTATTTCTCCGTCCCTGTTTTACGGTGCCCAAGGTCATAAGCTGGGGTATTCTCTTGGGCGTTGCCTGCCATGGCCTCGCCACGGCCTGGCCGGCAGCGTTTGGGCTGCTCCTTGGACAGCCAACGCTCGGGCCAGATCAGCGCTGGCGACAGGCCCAGAGCACTGGCGATGGCACGCTCGACCCGCGGGTATGGCAGGTGTTTGGCATTTTTTACCGCGGAGCCAGTGACCTTGAGCGTTCTGGCGATATCGGCTAGCGAGGTGCCCCTCAGTCGCAGCTGAAACTTGATCCATTCCCATCGATGAGAAGGCGCAGCGGGAATATCGACTTCTACTGTGTTCAT